AAATGACAAAGTTGTCGAATGCATTGTCCCCAGTATCTAAGCCGCTTGAGAAAGTTCTCAAGATGCCCATCATTTTCTCACTGATCATCTTGTACCAGGGTCTCTTTTCTGGTAACGCGATCAATATTCCATCCAGGTTGAAGTCTATGTTTAACAGTCAATCTTTCCGATTCTTTTCGCTGATGCTTATCGCCTTGTCGGCTACGTCTGACATCGAGTACGCACTCGCGTCTGTATTGATTTTCTTGGCGTTCATCTATGCGATGAAGACGCCGGAAGAACGTAAGAAATCTGGTTTCATTTAATTTTGTAAGTATATACTAGAATGAAAATTCATATCATAGGTGCGGGTCCCACTGGCATGTCTGTCGCATGGGAACTTATCAGTACAAGACCATGCGATGTGACGATTTATGACAAGAAACTTGGTGCAGGTGGTTCATGGTGGGAGCCATCTTCAGAGTATCGAGACTTACACGCACACCGCATAGTGTTTGATCGCGCATTCATTAACACGCGCAGTCTTTTCGATGAAATGAATATTCGTTGGAATGATGTTTTTCAACCGACCGAATACGACTATGGGTACATTTTTAAACATATGTCCTTTTCCGATTATCTCGCACTCGGATCACTTTCACTCAAAGTACTCACACGTCCATGGAAATATTCAAAGATGTCACTCAAAGAAGCGCTCGACGATTCCATGTCGGACTCGGGTAAGAAAATCATCCAGAGACTCACGTTTCAAATCGACGGTGTTCCATGGAATGTCATGTCGGCGTATGAATTCGTAAAGAGTTTTGATCATGCCGGACTTTCGACGATGTACACACAACGCGTCTCCGGACGTGCGATGTGTTACGCCATGCAAAAGGCACTCGCGAAAAGGGGTGTCAAATTTGTATTTAATAAAGAACTCGACACTGTCGATTATCTTCAGAATGAATACTTTGCAAAGTTCACGGACGGGACAGAAATATCAGATGGTTTACTCGTGATGTGTGTAGATAATACACCCGCGATTAAACTCGTCAAGGAAAATTGGGGGCCGAATGCCGTAAAGCAAATTCGTGACAGCACGTATGGATGTATTAACGTCTTGCTCGATTATCCATACCCTATAAAACTCGACGATGACTTAAAGATCGCCGTCGAAACACCGTGGAATTTACAACCCGTCGTATTATCGGATCAGAAAACAGTTTCATGTGTCATCTGCGACCTCACGGAAGATATCCTTAAGACCGAGCCACAGAAACTCATCGACGAAGTGATTCGTCAATTGAGAGTACCCAAACCAAAGCACGCACGAATTGGATGGGGATCTACATGGACGGGTAAAAAGTGGACATTCAGTCAATCGTCGGGTGTATTGAGTGTACATGGACAAGTTCCGTTCTTCGGGCACTCGACGAAAGTCGCTTTATGTGGTATGATGTCACCGAGAAATACACCATATTCAAGCATGGAAGCCGCTATCGAAGTTGGTCGACGTTTCTGCCACGAGACGTTCGGTACCAGAAAACCTTCATGGCCACTCACTATAACGAGACTTATAGCCATCTTGCTATTACTCATATATGTTATTCAACGCACGCGTACATGAACCGATGTACGAACATAATGATAAAAAGTACATGCGTGTCGTCGTCTCAGAGTCAATGACACACACGATCCAACGGATACACGCATCCAAGACACATCTTATAAAGAACACGCGAGTCGATAATCCACTCGAAGGGCGCATACTCACACTCAAGGTACCATTTCGTTACAGGAGGGTCATGTGTGAAGTCATTGGAAGACCCGTACAATCTCTCGTAAGGAATGATGTCATAGACATAGATGTTGAATTTATGGGTGTTTGGAACACCGGTGAATACAGTGGCTACACGTGGAAGCTTAAATCTATTCAGTCGTCTCCTTGACTTCTTCCTCGGCTTCGGCTTCGGCTTCGGCTTCGGCTTCGGCAGCCGGTGGTTGGAGCGGCACTTCGACTTCAGTGAGCCCAGCTTCCTTGAAGCCACGGAACACACGAAGCGAACCTTCAAGACGCAAGATTTCCTGACTCATTTGGTTGATCGCGTCGGTGATCTTATAAATGTTTTCGTCGACGTTAAGAGTAGGCATTATATCGATATAAAGTTTCAAGTCTTTAAATCCATATAATGGAAACCTCTTTGACGAGGACAGGGTACCTCATAAGTGGTGGGGATCTTTCACAAATAAAAAAACAATTGACGGTAAGACCCATAGTCAATGGCGATTTCGGACATCCACCACCACCTTTTAAGGTATTTAAACCAGCTAAGAATGGAATCTGCGTTCCAAGATTCTTTGGAATTGATGCATTTGGAACCCCACAGAAAGATAAGCGACCAGATCCCGCCAAGTCTAAGGCTAAGTTTACTGGACAGCTTCGAGATGCCACTCATCAGAACGCCGCACTTGCTGCGGCTCTTAATGCAGGTCACGGAGTTCTATCCCTTCCGTGTGGGTACGGTAAGACGACCGTATCCTTGGCGATAGCGTGTAAGCTGGGTTATAGGACCATGATCATCGTACATAAACAATTTCTCGCAGACCAATGGCGTGAACGAATTCAACAGTTCTGTCCGGGTGCTACGATCGGTATCGTTCAACAGGACAAAAAAGAGGTTGAGTGTGATTTCGTGATCGCCATGCTTCAATCACTCGCACTCAAAGAGTATTCATTCAGCGATTTTGAGTCTATCGGAACGCTCATCGTCGATGAAGCCCATCATATATGCGCCAAAGTGTTCAGTCAGTCGCTCTTCAAAATGTGTCCCAAGCACATCTTTGGTCTTTCGGCAACTCCAGAAAGAAAGGATGGACTCACAAAGGTACTTCATTGGTTCATGGGTCCAACGTTTTTTGCGGTGGAACGGAAGAATCAGGATCAAGTCGATGTGTTTCCAATCGAATATGAATGTGAGAATTACAAAAATGCACCACCATGTACGCGGTTTGGAAAGTTATCACTACCAAACATGATCACGATGGTCGTTGAAGATCGACAGCGAAATGTCATGCTTGTGAATCTGATTAAGAAGGCATCAGCTGGAACTCGACAATTACTCGTACTCAGTGAACGTCGATGGCATTGTGAATTCTTACATCAGTGCTTTCCCAAAAATTCAGGTCTATACATGGGTGGCATGAAAGAGGCGGATCTCCAGGAATCATCGACAAAAAAGATTATATTTGCCACGTTTTCACAAGCGCATGAAGGTCTCGATATACCCACGCTCGATACGGTGATTTTAGCGACCCCCAAGTCTGATATCGTTCAGTCAATCGGTCGAATCATGCGAGAGACTAAGGGGAAGAAGAACAATCCACACATTTATGACATTCATGATAAGTGGTCCATCCTCACAGCGATGTACTATAAACGAATGAAAGTGTATAGGCAAGGGGGGTTCAATATCCCAAGACACGCGATCAAGGAAGAAACTCCAGATTTCCCTCAGGGAAAGTGTCTGTTTTTATAATCTGGACATAAATTAAATGTCTGGAGCATTGGTGCAGCTTGTGTCCAAAGGCGCACAAGATGTTTATTTGACGACGTCGGAAGGTACGTCATTCTTTAATTTGAAATACTCGAGACACACGAACTTTTCACAAGCACCCAAGTTCATCAAAGAAGTGACGAGTACTGATTCGAGTGTCGTTATCCCAGTCTATGGTGATATCATTAACGCAGTGTGGTTCGAAGGAACCGACTTGCTCAATAAATTCTTTGAATCGACGATTGACTTGTACATCGGTGGACAAAAGGTTGATTCATATGGATACGATTACATTTCGGATATTTGGCAAAACTATTTGGCGGATACGTACACCAAATCTCAAGAAATTAACAACAAGTGTTCAACGACGAACCCCAACTTCCTCCCGTTACATTTCTTCTTTTGCGACAACAACTCTTTCTTACCCCTACTAGCCCTACAATTCCACCAGGTTGAAATTCGAATTAACTTCAAGTCATCAAACGTGTCTGGTGTCAATTGTTATGGCAATTATATATTTTTAGATACATCCGAAAGAAAGCGATTCACAGAAAAGCGAATGGATATCATCGTGACGCAAGTCCAAAATATCAAAAGACAGATCGTGTGCAATGACACGGAGTATTATAACGACAAGGCAGTTATCGCTAGAAACGAATATAACTCGGCGAATACGATTTTGAATTCACTCCTGTCTGGAAATCCCGTCGATCAACCAGCTGTTGATGCGCAACAGAGTAATGTGAATGCTTTATTTAGCATTTATACAGCGGCGCAAGCCAAGGCAGATTCAGATAACACGAATAACGGTGGATACAATGACATTGACATCTCACAGTTTAATCATCCCGTTAAGTCTCTCTTTTTTGGATACACGACGAAATCAGCCGTTGTCGAAGCCGATAGGTTTACATTTTCAACCGCGGATATTCAAATGAATGGAACACCCCTTCTCGAAAGCATGTCTCCACAGTATTTCCACGTGATTCAAAACTATAATCATACGAAATACGGTATCATTCAATACGACGAAGATCAGGAGTGTCCGTTTTATACGAGATATTACGCCTATCACTTCTGTATGAATGCGTCTGATTATAAACCGACCGGGACGTGTAATTTCAGTCGTCTCGATAACGCAAAGCTAATCCTTCGAAATGCACAAAAAGGATACGAGCGCGCCGAGACTGAGGAAATAAGTATATACGCGATGAACTATAATATCTTACGCGTCGATAAAGGTATGGCTGGAATTCTATTTGCAAATTAAACA